CAGATCGTAGTGTTGCTGGCAGATTATCAGTACAAGTCAGCGTTCTGCGCGGACCAAGAAATCAACAATGTCGCGGCCTTGACTGAAATCATGATTACTGCTGAGTGGGTTTAAAATGACGCAATCTCAGATCAATCCTTTTGATTACGTCAAGCAGATTAGTCAGGGTAAGAAGGATTTGATGGTAGACGAGATCACAGAGAAAGCCTATGTGCCCTTTCTCACGAATCGTGCGCTCTCGTATCATCTAGATTGTGTGATGTTCGCGAATGAAATGAATCGTCGCCACCACCTAGATAAGAAATTACAATATTCTTATCTTATAAATACAGTAAGAGGTCGAAAGCGACCCTATGCTAAGTGGAGTAAAGCGGAGATACCTGACGATTTGGAATGCGTGAAACTGGTGTACGGCTATTCCAATTCTAAAGCCCGTCAGATTCTCTCCCTTCTAACTCCCGAACAATTAGCAGATTTGAGAAAGATCACTGATATAGGTGGAGCGACAAAATGACAGATTTATCAACGTTTTTAGAAATACGTTTGAAATCTGAAGAAGACTTTTTGAAGGTGCGCGAAACCTTGACTCGTATCGGAGTTGCTTCTCATAAAGATAAAACACTCTATCAATCCTGCCATATTCTTCACAAAAAAGGCAAATACTATCTGGTTCATTTCAAGGAAATGTTTTTGCTTGATGGCAAGAATTCTGATATTAGTGATGCCGATTATGCTCGACGAAATGCTATTGCGAAATTATTGGAAGAATGGGGATTGATTGAAATTGTGGTTCCTGCTCAGATTGTGGGCAATCTTGCGCCACTACACCAAATCAAGATTATTCCCTTTAAAGAAAAGCACGATTGGATTCTGACTCCAAAATATACTATCGGAAAAAAGTCAATTAAAACTTGACTTTTTGTCTTTTTAGTATTATATTAGAGTAGTATGAATACACTGCATGGCTCATGGTGAGCATGCGGCATGTATTTCTCGCTTAACCAAGGAGGATGTTATGTCATCTGGTTACTTATCGTTTGGTCAGTTGCTTCCCACCACGGTCGGGTTTGACCGTTTTTTTGATTCCTTTGAGCGTCTGCTTCAATCAGACATTCAACCTGCAAAGTTTCCGCCACACAACATCGTGCGGAAAGATGATTACCGTTTCGTGATTGAAATGGCTGTTGCGGGATTTGAACAGAATGAGATTGATTTGACACTCAAAAATTCTACCCTAACAGTACAGGGGTTGAAGGAGACGAAAGACGACGACAAAACTGATTATGTCTATCGTGGGATTGCAAATCGGTCGTTTATAAAAACCTTTCAACTCGCAGATTCCGTGGAAGTGCGCGATGCGTCACTGATCAATGGAATGTTGAAAATTGAGTTGGAAAATGTCGTGCCGGAATCTCGTAAGGCACGGAAAATTTCGCTCACACCTGCGCCAGCGCAGTTGCTGAACGAATAACTCCACACGTTCGAGGGTGGGCGATTGAATAGCCACCGTAAGGTGTGCGTTCCTAGCATGCACTAGGATAGATCGCCCAACTTATTTTTATGAGGAGATGATGATGCCTTGTGATATGTCTCATGATGTCAAAACTTTTCAAGTCGCATGCGATCAATTAAAGCAAGTCGAAGTTGACGCGCCGTTGTATTACAAACTTATTCTTGAAGAATTCCATGAATTCACAGATGCATCCATTCGCATTGAAGAACTGGATGCATGTATGGATTTGATTTGGGTTATTTTGGGATATTGTCATGCGAGGGGCTATGATGTAGATGGTGCGTGGAAGGAAGTCGCTCGTTCTAATATGAGTAAGATTGATCCCGTTACGGGAAGAGTTTTAAAACGCAATGACGGAAAAATTCTCAAGCCCCAAACTTTTAGCCCACCCGATCTTCAACCGTTTATTTAAGGAGTAGATTATGGCAGATGTGAAGTGTGTTACAATGAAGGGGATCATGCACACGCTTATGGCGCAGGTCTCTGATGACGGTGCTGGTCAACTGACACTCAAAAATCCTGTGATGGTGATTACTATTCCTCCACGCGCATCATCGGATACTTCTTCTATCGCGTTTACTCCCTTTCTCAATTACACTGAAGAATTTGCTAGTGGCATTACTATTCGGCGAGATGATGTGTTAACTATCACCACTCCTGTCACAGACTTACTCAATCAATACAATTCAATCTTTGGTTCGGGAATTGTTCTCGCTTCTGCGCTCACACACTAATTGACGCGCACTATGACGTATTACACTAACGTCCGTTGTATCGGATCCACTTTGTATTATCGTGGTGTCCGCGATGGGCAGCACATCAAGGAACGGCGCGAGTACTCGCCTGTGTTGTTTTTGCCCTCAACCAATCAACACAGCGAATTCCGTACACTTGAGGGGACCCCCGTTGAACCGAAATTCTTTGATAAGATTCGTGATGCGCGAAATTTTCTCAATCAATATAAAGATGTGACGGGATTTACGATTTATGGGCAAACGCGATTTGAATACACCTATATTTCAGATGAACATCCTGAAGCGGTGATTGAGTGGAATGTCAATAACATCGTCATTGCCTTTCTTGATATTGAAACCGGTTCAGAAAATGGATTTCCTGAGCCGCGCACAGCGGAATGCCCCGTCACAGCAATTACCGTCAAACTTTCCAACTCACCTAATTATTATGTTTGGGGAACGGGCGTTTTCAACAATACACAAGACAATATTTTCTATCGGCATTGTCTCAATGAACGCGATCTCTTAGAGAACTTTTTACAATTCTGGGTAGAAGCTGAACCTGATGTGGTTTCGGGATGGAATATCAAGAGCTTTGATATTCCGTATCTCTATCGCCGTGTGTGTAAACTCTTTGGCGAAGCGATGGCTAAACGACTCTCGCCGTTTGGTGTGGTGCTGGAAGATGAAGAGCAGTTCTATCAAAAAAACGTTATCACCTATGATCTCGTGGGCATTGCTACACTGGATTATCTTCAGTTGTTTCGTAAGTATGCTCCCAATGCTTCTCAAGAAAGTTATAAACTGGATCATATTGCGTTCGTAGAACTCAAACAGAAAAAACTTTCATTTGATGAATATGAAACACTACATCAACTTTACAAACTTAATCATCAAAAGTTTATTGAATACAACATCAAAGACGTCGCATTGGTCGAGCAACTCAACGCCAAGGGGCGTCTCATTGAGATGGCATTGACACTTGCCTATGATAACAAAGTAAATTACGAGGATGTCTTTACACAGGTTCGAATGTGGGATGTTATTTGTTACAATCACTTGCGCGCAAAGAATATTGTTGTGCCTCCTAGTGTCAAACAAGATAAGACATTTTATGAGGGTGCGTATGTCAAAGACCCTCAAATTGGATTGTTTGAGTGGATCGTTTCGTTTGACTTGGCCTCACTGTATCCACACTTGATCATGGAGTATAATCTATCACCTGAAACTTTGCGAGTAATTCCTGAACTTTCCTCCATGACTTCTGCAGCAACAGTTGAGACGCTCTTAAATCAGACTGTGGCAACAGCCGACCTCAAGGCACATCGAGTGACGATCACACCGAATAAACAAACCTTTTCCACAGAAAAGCAGGGATTTCTGCCTGAGATTATGGATCGTATGTTTAAGGATCGCTCACTCTATAAGACAAAAATGCTTGAAGCGAAAAAGCTATTGGAAGCCTTGAAGAAAGATACTAAAGCACCTCCGGCACGTATTCAACAGCTAGGGTATGAGATTTCTCGATATAACAATCTACAATTGTCTAAAAAAGTGGGGTTGAACTCAGCGTATGGTGCGATGGGAAATAACTATTTCAGATTCTATGATATTCGTATTGCGGAAGCCATCACACTTTCTGGGCAATTATCTATTCGCTGGATTGAACGAACTCTGAATCAATATTTAAATCAGTTGCTCAAGACGCAGCACGTAGATTATGTGATTGCGATTGATACTGATTCGGTGTATTTGAATCTTGGACCACTAGTCAAGAAATTGTCTACTCCTGGAATTTCTAAAGATAAAATTGTCTCAACCCTAGATCAGTTTTGTCAAGAGAAAATTCAACCACAAATTGATCGCTCATATCAGAATCTTGCGTCTTATGTTAATGCGTATGCACAAAAAATGCAGATGAAGCGCGAGGCGATTGCTGATCAAGCCATTTGGACAGCGAAAAAGCGGTATCTGATGAATGTCTATGATCTTGAAGGTGTTCGATTCTCTGAACCACAATTGAAGATTCAGGGCTTAGAGGCGATTAAGTCTTCGACGCCATCTGCTTGTCGTGAAAAAATTAAAGAAGTCTTGAATTTGATTTTCTCTGGCGATCAATCTGCGGTGATTGAATTTATTAATACATTTCGTCAAGAGTTCAAAACGTTTCCAGCACAAGACGTGTCGTTTCCTCGTTCAGTTAATGGATTGTCTAAGTATGGAGGGACAACACGAATATCCAGCACGATTGCGTCTGATGATGATCTCATGAAAGCCAAGGGCACACCGATTCATGTAAAAGGTGCCTTGGTGTATAATCATCACTTGATTCAAGATCATTTGGAAACGCAATATGAAACAATTCAAGAAGGCGAAAAGATTAAGTTTGTGTATTTGAAAGAACCCAATCAATTTCGTTCTTCTGTGATTTCATTCATTCAACAGCCACCCAAACAGTGGAAACTAGAAACAATGATTGACTATGACACACAGTTTGAAAAATCGTTTGTAGAACCTTTGAAGATTGTTTTAGATGCGATTGGGTGGAAGACAGAAGAAACACAATCCCTTGAAGGATTTTTCGCATGATTTTCTTAGTGATATTATTTGTCACTGCTCTTTTACTCTCAAGCGTGGCTGCGTATTATTCAGTGCTAGGATTGGTTCAGATTTTTCCTGGTGCGTTTTGGTCAATTGTCATTATGGGGTCAACACTAGAACTTGCCAAACTGGTGACAGCATCTTGGCTCTATCGTAATTGGACACAGATTCATTGGGTCTTGAAAAGTTATTTTACTGGTGCTGTTCTTATTTTGATGTTAATTACCTCTATGGGTA